TTTAGTTGCCGATTTGAGTAAGATCTGTACCTAATGGAGAAATTGTATTTGCTCCAATGCCCATATCAGTTGCACCAAGTAAACCTCCAGCAATATCTCTAGATGTAATTAAAGATGCTCTACCTCTTCTTCTTCTGTTACGTCTGATTTGTGCTCGTCTTGCTTTTTTACGTTCGTCTTCTAATTGGCCAGCCGCTCTTGAGTCAGCATCCGCTTGTAATTGTCTTTGTACTTCTAATTGTTGTTTTGCCATGTCATCTGCACTAGGCATTGCTGGCATTTTTGGCATTATGCACATATTAGTAACCTCCTCCAAGTAATCGTATAATGTTTTGTGCTGTTTGTTTTTGTGCTTGTAATAAACTTCTTCTTCCACCTAAAACTTTTTCTCGATCAACAATACCAAGTGGAGTTTTACTTGAAACTAAAACACCTCTTCCTCTTCCTGCCGCACTTGCAGATCTTCCTCTTCTTCTTGTTGTT